ACTGTAAAAGGTCAACTTAATGCAAGAGCAAAAATACTGTCTTCTGGCATCGGTGGAGTTGAAAGAACAAATGCAGACCTGCTATGGCTTACTAATAGAAGTGGATGGTTAAGAATTACCTCTAATGTTGATATTAAAGCAGGAGCTGAGGGAGGTCCTTTAGCTAAAGCATATGGTGCTGGTCCTGGTTTAGCACAAAAGTATATTTTACAAGGTGGTGTAGCCTTTGCTAACGCTGCCCTAAATAATGGCTCTGTTTTAAGATCAGGAGTAGGACCTGATAGAGCTTATGGTGTTGGATATAAACCAAACTCTGCAGGTGATATGGGTTTAAAACCAATGCCTGGTGTAACATCATTTAATATTAGTTGTGATGGTCCTTATGGTGCTTTAAAAACAGCAAATGTTAAAATTAAAGCATATGATCTTGAACAATTTAATATTATTGAAACTTTATATTGTCATTTGGGATATTCTATAATTGTTGAATTTGGTCATATTCCTTATATCAACAATAGTGGTGTTCTTCAAACCCAAATAAAAACTCTTCCTGTTTTTTCACTAGATTCAAAAGAAGCAGTTGCTAATGAAATTTCTAGACTTAGAAAAAGCACAGATGGAAATTATGATGCTTTATTTGGAACAGTAACTAACTATTCATGGGTAGCAAATCAAGATGGTAGTTATGATATTGATTTAAAAATTATAGGACCCGGTTCAATAGTTGAATCCTTAACTATTAATTATACTACTTCAAAAGTTAATTTTTTAGCATCTCCTTCTCAACTTCCTATATATAAAGAATTTTTAGAAAGAAATAAACCAAAAGTAGCAGCTGATCCAACTACTATTCCTCCAACAGAACCTACTCTAGTAGAAGCTGTAGTAGGTGGAGAAAAACCTGTAGAACAGAAAATTGATGAGATAATAGAAGCTAAAGCTAAACAAGAGCTTCCTGGGGTTATTGCTTCAAGAAACAACTCTATTTTACATAAACATCTTTTTTCAATATATGAGCACGCTTTAACTTCTCTTCAAGTTCAAAATAAATTTTGGGATAATTCTTGGTGGGAATTTTGGAAACCAAACGACCAAGATACCCCTCCATCAGAGGCTGTTGGTTACTCAACAGATGCGGCTGTTGCTTCAAGTATTTTTAGCCAAAACAAATCCTATGATTTTTTAAAAGTATCAGGAAATTCGTTAGGAGGTAATGTGTTTGCTCAAAAAGGTAATAACGCCTGGTTGTTAAACCATCCTGATGATAAAAATGTTCCTTCAATATCTCCTAACCTAATTGGTTTTCTTGTTGTTGCTTATTTAACTTCTCCTGCTCAAGAACAATCAACTAAAGATGCCACTAATAAAGATCAACTACCTCAAGTATATATTCCTTTAGGTTACTTTTTAGCTATTCTTCAGTCATCTGGAATGTTATATAATTCTAAAAAAGGAGATGATAAAGCAACTAAAACAAGACCAGTTGTTTATATTGACTTTAATGACAAAACAAATTTCTGTTATGCTGAACCATATTCTGTTTCAGTAGATCCTTCTATATGTTTGGTTAATGTTGGTGCCAAAGGAAGTTTAATGAAAGATTTATTTGGTGGATTTAAAGGAGCTGATGGTAAAGATATATTACCTAATACTTTAGGAACTATTACTGAAGATAACAAATATGTTCCTGATGCGGATCTATTAAGTCCTATTATTAAAAATAATAACTTAGGATTTTATAATAAAAACACCTCAGGATATTTGATGCATGTTATGATGAACATAGAATACCTTGTAGGAAAGTTAGATTCTTTAGCTGGATCAGATGCTAATAAAGAAGTAAAAGTTGATAAATACTTAACAGAAATATTAGGTGATATCAGTAATGCTATGGGGGGAGTTAATCAATTTAGAGCAGCATTTAACGATGATTCATATTGTATCACTTTATTAGATGAACAACGCATAGATAATGGAAGTGGAAATATTGAACCCGCTGTTATAGATGTATTAGGATTAAATTCAATAGTTTATAATTATAGTTTAACATCTAAAATTTCTCCTAAGTTATCTTCTATGTTGGTTATTGCAGCACAGGCAACTACTGGTAAAACAAAGCAAGCTGCAACAAATGCAAGTGCCGTAGCTAAATGGAATGAATATGTTAAAGATAGAATTGCCCCTACAAAAGTAGATAGTACTGATGGTGACGCTAATGGAGGTAAAACGGGTAATACAACTGAAAACCAAGGAGCCCCGGGTGAGAGTGGTGGAGCAGATACTCCGGATAATCAATTATCTCGACATCTTAAAGGCATATATTGTACTTTTAGATATAATGTTGAAGATGTAGAAGCTGCTAGAAATACTCTTAGTGAGAAATTCAAAGCAAGACAAGCAAACCAAGAAGACACAGAAGGATCAGCTATGATTCCTTTAGAATTTTCTATTAAAATGGATGGCATCTCAGGTATTTTAGTTAATCAAGCATTTGTTATTCCTCCTGAACGTCTTCCTATATCTTATCAAAAAAGTGGTAATCCATCTTCAACTAAATTAGGATTTATAGTTAGAAAAATAGAAAATAGTATCGAAAACAACCAATGGGTAACTTCTATATCTGGACAAAGTTTAACATTACCTAATTCTGTTAACGCCCCTATTAGAACAGTAGATGTTGCTACAAATCCATTAGCTGGATTAAAACCAAATATTACTACTACCCCTCCTATATCTCAAGCACCTAAAGCAACCTTAGACCCAACAGAACAAAAGAAACAAAATGAAAAACTAGCATCTGTAACTCTTGGTGGAAAAATTGTAACTCCTAACACATACACATTTATTCCTAAAAATGCTCCTAAATCAGTTGATGTGTTTATTTTCTTTCCGGGAATTATTGTTGGTGGTAAACAAGGTAGAGATTATATGGCACCATCTATTAAACAAGCTGTTCCTGATTGGTTTGATAAATATGTAATTGTATTCCCTACATTACACACCACCAGTTATACAGATGTTAGAAAAGAAGTAAATGATTTATTAGCCAAAAATGGTCTAACACAAAGAACTCTTAATATAGGTATTTTCTCAGGAAGTGGAAATGGTGATGCTAGTGTATTACAAGGTGTAAAAAATGCAGGAAAAGAACTTAGAACATTTATCATAATGGATCCATCACCTTCCGATAATTTACGAGCGGCAGTAAAAGCAAGACAAAAAATAGGAGGTACATTCCAATATTTGTGGTATCGTCCATACTGGGGAGAAAAAGCATCAAGAACATATTATGGAGGAAAAGGAAAAGATGGAAAACTATATGGCAATATCAGTCTATTAGTACCATTATTAAAGAATGCATATGAAACAGACATAGGTCATATGAATATTCCAGCTGCTATGTTAAAATATTATAAAGCAACAATTGAACAAGGATTAGGATAATGGCAAAGTATTTTCCAAAAAATAGGATAACCGATAACAAATATACTAACGGAGACAAATTTTCTACCTCCGATGGTACGCCGTATGTTGGTTATTACTATGAAACATATGATGGGAGAACTAGAACAGGTAAAAATCCTATGGAGGGCCCTTCAGCTCCCTTAATCCCAATTACTACTAACACTAATCCTCAACTTCCTGTAAGTGAAGATAATGTATTATATTCTGCATTATCTAAAGTTAGAGGAGTTTATAATAATTCAAGAATAGGTACTTTAAAAGAACCTTCACCTTTTTACCCCAAACCTACTCCTCAAGATTATAATAGAGGATATTTTACACGTTATGTAGCTAAAAGAAGAAATTCACCTAATTCTATATTTTTAGAAATAAGCCAACCTACTTATCAAGACATACTGTATAAAAGAGGTGAGTATAACTACATAATGTGGGAGGTTACTTCTGTATTCTGGCAAATAACAGGTCCGCTTAAAGATAATAAAGAAAATAAAGATTTTCCTCGAGCTGGAATAATTAATACAAATGAAAGAATTTTAAAAAATAAAGAAGCTGCTTTTCCAAGCATATCTAAGTTTTTTTCAAATCCAACTCAATTTGCTGTTTTAGAATCATTAGAAGTTATTTCTGCTCAATATACAAGTGGTGGAGAATTAGTATATAGACATGATGATAAAGATTATATTGGGTATTATCATATAAGAGGAAATGGAGATATATTTGATGGCGCTACATCAGCTCAATCTAAAGATATGTTACTTAAACCTATTAATACAACAGTAGCAGGTTCAATTTCTCTCTTACTAGACAAAACATTGAAGGAACTAAGAACACAAAACTTAGCTTCCTTCATAGGAAGATAAATTTGGAAATACAAAGACGTTGTCTTATATTTAATTCCAATAAAAAAAGGTTATGTTTTATATTATTGAAACTGAAAATCAGTTATCACGATTACATACGGACTGCACAAACTGCTTTATTAACATTATTCCGCTTAATGATAATTTTCATCCTAAGCTGAGTGAAACATGTTTAATATACTATAAATGCCCTACATCTAAAGGTTATTTATTCGCTATTAACCATAGTGAAGCATTTAAATTACCATTACAATCAGTATTAGATTATCTAACTAATAAACATGAACGTATCTATACGTTAGATAAAAAATCAACTAAATATCTTATAGGTGATGAATTACCTATTATTGATGTTAATTTTATGTTACCTGATATTCTCAAAGAAGAAGTATTCAATACACCTACCCATGATTATTTTTATAATAAATTCTTTCATTTAAAGAATATTAATAGTATTATTCCTATTTCTAAACATTATGAAAAACAGGAAAATATATTTAATAGTATATCTAGTTGTTTAGGATTGACACCTAATGAATATTTGAATGATGATTATACTGATGTATTCTATAATATAGAAAAACAAGGTATTGGGTTTGATGAAAAATTACTCAAAAAATATTTCGAATTTAATTGGTCAAACTATTCAGTATCTGATGGTCGTATATATGGATACTTCAACTTATATAATCAAACCACCCGCCCTACTAATGCGTTTAACAATATCAATTTCAGCGCTTTAAACAAAGATAACGGCGCTCGTGAAACATTTACACCAACAAATGACTATTTTGTTGAATTCGATTATAGCGCTTATCATCCACATATTATCGCAAAAATTATTGGATATGAGTGGAAAACTAACCCGTATGATGAAATACCTAAAGAGGTGATGTTCCAAAATTTATACGGTGGAATTAGGAAAGAGCATATTCATGAACCATTTTTTGCTAAATTAAATGATTATTTAGACCACAAATGGGATACATTTGAAAACGAGGGTGAATTAGATTTAGCAATGACTAAACTTCGTGCTTCGCAAATCGAGAACCCCAATAAAAACAAAATACTTAGTTACATTATCCAGTCATACGAAACCTATTATAATGTTCAGACATTAAAAGCAGTATTTGATTATTTAAAAGATAAGCAAACTAAAATAGTACTATATACTTACGATTCATTTCTATTGGACGTGTCTCGTAAAGACGGAAAGAAATTATTAACGGATATTAAAAACATGCTTGAAAATCTTGGATTCCCCACCAAGATGAAAACAGGTGATAACTATGGGGTTTTAAACTAATTACAATATTTATGGATAATAGACTAAACTTAGAAGATTTGGCAAATAAGTTATTTTGTACCTTTACTACACAGGAAAATCTCCCTACAGTTCTCGAAGACGTAAAACGTAAGTATCAAATTTTATTTAATAAAATATTTGTGCTTCATGTTCCATCAACTGAGGAGTATGTGTGTACGTATAATGTAGACTCGTTTAACGTAACAGACGACATTCTACCTGGTACTATATTATTACATAGAAAGAAAGAAAGCAATACATTATATACAATTAATGCTCTAAATGCCTTGATTAAGTCATTAAACGGCGGAATTATGGATAGTAAATACATGGTTAATTGGAATGACTATCGCAATTGTATATTATTGACTCGTGGTGATGACTTTAAAAAGTTAGATACTAAAATACATCAGATAATTAATTTATAAAATAAAAACAAGGTTATGTTAGATTTATCTTCGTTTGACTGGGGGTGGATGAATGAACCCAGTGGTCGTACTTTATCAAGTGGTAATATTACAAAAGATTATTCGCAGTGGCACAAGGATGCTATAACGCAAGAAATTTTTCAAGACAAAATGTATGAGAAGTTTTTTGAAGTTGAAGAAGGAGACCTCGTAGTTGACTTTGGAGCAAGCATTGGTCCTTTTACTTATTCAATTTTAGATAAAAAACCTAAACATGTGTATTGTTTTGAACCTAGTCCCGTTGAGTGGGATACGTTAAGTAACAATACTAAAAATGGTCCTGTTACTATTATTAAAAAAGCAATATTCAATAGAGAAGGATTATCTCAATTCGATTTATTTGGAATTACAGAAGATCATTCTAATATCGCTTTATGTACAACATTTACTAAATTCCTAGAGGAATATAATATCAATCAAATTGATTTTATAAAAACCGATTGTGAAGGGGGTGAATATGCTGTGTTTAATCAAGAAAATCTTCCATGGATTAAACAAAACGTAAAGAAAGTAGTAGGTGAGTGGCATTTATGCACACCTGAAGAAAAAGCAAACTTTAGAGCATTTAGGGATCTATACTTAAAAGAATTTCCTAACCATCAGATATTCTCAGTTGATGGAGCTAATATTAAGTGGGACTTGTGGAATGAACATTTCATTGAGTATTACTGCCAAGTCTTAGTTTACATAGACAATAGATAAGAAAAATTTGGTTACCCCAAATTTTCATCTTATATTTACACAAACATAAAACAAGTTATATGGATTTAAAAACAATCAAATCACGTCTCAATTCGCTACAGAAGACGAAAGGCGGAAATTCCAATAAGGAAGATCGTGCTAAAAATTTCTGGCGTCCGACCGTAGGTAAAACTACGATTCGTATTGTACCGTCTAAGTTTGATAAAGCTAATCCGTTCCGTGAAGCGTACATTCACTACAACATCGGAAACAGGATGATGATTGCTTTAACTAACTTCGGTGAAAAAGACCCTATCGTTGAGTTCGCAGCTCAATTGCGTAAAACAAGCGATAAGGCAAATTGGTCATTGGCCAAAAAATTAGAACCAAAATTACGTATCTTTGCTCCAATTATCGTACGTGGAGAAGAAGACAAGGGTGTTCGCCTTTGGGAATTTGGTAAGGAAATGTATTTAGAGTTGTTAAGTATGGCCGAAGATGAAGATATCGGTGATTATACTGATGTTATGGATGGTCGTGACTTTATCGTTGATACAGTTGGACCTGACGTTACTGGTACTAAATTTAACAAATCAACTGCTCGTGTACGTACTAAAACCACAGCATTAAGTAATGACAACGACCAAATTAAAACTTGGTTAGCTGAACAGCCTGATGTTATGTCTTTATATAAAAAGTACGAGTTCGACGAAATGAAAAAAACACTCCAAGAGTGGTTAACCCCAACTGATTCAGATGATTCTGAAGAAGAAGTAGTGGAATCAGCACCTTCTAAACAAACAACTGGTCTTCAGTTAAATGTTAAGAAGAAAAAGGATTTCGATGAAGAAGAATTCGACGATTTATTTAAAGATGAAGAATAACATTTATGGCAAAATCTAAAAAAGAAGAAAGTTTAACTTCATCAGTATCCAAAGCAATAAAAGGTACTTTTGATTTAGAGAAATTTAAAACTGCAAAGTTTTTGTCTCAACCTGTGAAGTTTAAACCACAAACATGGATTCCTTTATCCAAAGCTTTTCAAGATACTCTGTCAATTCCTGGTATTCCGATGGGCCACATAACATTGTTACGTGGTCACTCGGATACAGGTAAAACAACAGCATTACTTGAAGCTGCCGTAGCGGCACAAAAAATGGGAGTATTACCCGTATTCATTATTACTGAAATGAAATGGAACTGGGAACACGCTCAACAAATGGGATTTGAAATTGAACCTGTAGTTGATGAAAGTACAGGTGAAATAGTAGATTATAAAGGATTTTTTATCTATACAGATAGAGGTGCTTTAAATACTATTGAAGATGTAGCCGCATTCATTGCTGATTTGTTACATGAACAAAAAACAGGTGCTTTGCCTTACAACTTATGTTTCTTCTGGGATTCAGTAGGATCTATTCCTTGTAGATTGAGTATTGAATCAAATAAGAATAATAATGAGTGGAATGCCGGTGCTATGTCTCAGCAATTTGGAAACTTTATTAATCAACAAGTTGTATTATCACGTAAGGAAAATCAACCATACACTAATACATTAGTTGCTGTTAATAAAATATGGGTAGCAAAACCTAACTCACCAATGGAACAACCTAAAATGAAAAATAAGGGTGGTGACACTATGTTCTTTGATTCTTCATTAGTTATTACTTTTGGTAATGTTACTAATAGTGGTACTAATAAAATCAAAGCAACCAAGAATGGTAAAGACGTTGAGTTTGCTAAACGAACTAAAATCAGTTGTGATAAAAACCACATTACAGGTGTTACAAGTAAAGGAGCTGCAATTATGACAGTTCACGGTTTTATTGAAGATGATAAAAAAGCAGTTGACGAGTATAAAAAAGCTCACTCGGCTGAATGGCTTCAAGTTCTTGGTACTAAAGACTTTGATATTGTAGAAGAAAATGAAATGCAAGAAGATATCAGAGACATATTTGACAACGAACCAACTGAACTTGAAACAAATGAGCAATAAAGCGTTTTTTAAATCCTTACTCGATAATATAAAAGAATCAAAACAGGAGCCCTTGCATTTAAACAGCAAGGTGCTTCTGATAGATTCTATGAATACTTTTTTAAGGTGTTTTACAATGATACAGCACCTAAATTATCAAGGGCATCATATAGGAGGACTTACTGGTTTTTTAAAATCAGTAGGGTTTGCAATTAATCATATTAAACCAACAAGAGTTATCTTGTGCTTTGAAGGAGCAGGTAGTACTACAAATAGAAAATACCTTTATCCTGAATATAAAGCAAATAGAAAACTTATTAAAGTTACCCATTGGGAAACTCTTAATAGTAAAGAAGAAGAATCTGAATCTATTGAAAACCAAATTGTTAGATTAATTGATTATTTACAACAACTTCCTGTTAATTTAGTTGCTATTGATAAAATAGAAGCAGACGACGTTATCGGGTATTTAGCTACCCACCTACCAGGTGAAGTAGTAATTATGTCTGCGGATAAAGACTTTTTACAATTAGTAAGCCCTAAAGTATCAGTTTATTCTCCTATTAAGAAGAAGTTCTATACACCTCCTATGGTGAAGGATGAATATAAAGTATCTGCTGCTAATTTTATTAACTATAAAATATTAACAGGAGATGATTCTGATAACTTACCAGGAGTAAAAGGATTAGGTGATAAAAAATTATTAAAATTATTTCCTGAGTTTGTTAATGATGAAAAATATCCTTTCAAACATATATTGGAAACAGCTGAACAAAAAATTAATGAACATGCCTTATATGGTAATATACTTAATTTTAAACATCAGCTTGATATTAATAGACAATTGATGGATTTAACTAATCCAGTGTTGACAGAAGAGGCAGTTGCTGAACTTGAAGAATTAATTTCAACATCTCCCTTCAAAATGAATAGAACAGATTTTTTAAGGATGTATAACGAAGATTTCTTAGGTAACTCGATTCCCAATGTAGAATTTTGGTTATCAAATACTTTTTCGTATCTTACATCATATAAATAAAAAAATAACATGGTTGCATTTAATAAGTTATCTCAGTACGGACTTGGATTTCAAGTCAAGATTTTAAATTCATTACTAAAGAATAAGAAATTTATTCTTACAATCCGTGACACAATTACCCCTGATTATTTTGATAGTCAAGCACATCAGTGGATAATTAAAACAACCTTATCTTATTTTGATAAGTATCATGCAACACCTACTTTAGAAACACTACAAGTAGAAGTAAAAAAAATTGAAAATGATGTCTTAAAAACTGCTGTTGTTGAGCAGTTAAAAGAAACATTTAAAGTTGCTAATGATGACAATGAATATGTGGAAGAAGAATTCAGTAATTTCTGTAAGAACCAACAACTTAAATCAGCGTTGCTCCAATCTGTGGATCTCCTACAGTCGGGAATGTATGATGATATTAGAACTATTGTTGATAATGCTTTAAAAGCAGGTCAGGATAAAAATATAGGTCACGAATATAATAAAGACATTGAAACAAGATACCGAGATGAAGTACGTGAAATAGTACCTACTCCTTGGGATTTAGTTAATGATTTATTATGTGGTGGTTTAGGTAATGGTGATTTTGGATTAATATTTGGTAATCCCGGAGGTGGTAAGTCATGGACTCTAGTTGCCTTAGGTGCTTGGGCTGTGAGATTAGGATATAATGTAGTTCATTACACTTTAGAATTAAGTGAAGGCTATGTTGGTAAACGATATGATGCTTATTTCGCTAATAAAGCAGTTAATGTAATTAGTAGCTTTAGAGCGGATGTT